GGCATATTGTCAAGGTCAATACCCATTGTTGCAGCTTCTTGGTACTTTGGTACCGGCTCCGTTTTATGGGTGTTGTCGTGGGCCAGAAATCGCGGGCACCCGGGGTTCTCCCCCGGGGGTGTCGCGCCTTCCAGCGGAGGACGCTCGACGTAGTCGAGCGGGCCAGACGCTCGTGGCTAGCGATGTTTGGCGGTTCACTGCCCCCTTTCGAGTGGGGCGGCGGGCTTTGTTCAGACTTAGCTATAGTCGTGAAGAAGTATCTTGGCTCTGAGGTCTCGTCCTCTCAGTCTGCACAGATGGGCTTTCAGTCCATCAAGAAACTTCTCCCCGATTCCTGTCGGTGCATGGAATCGGGTCTTTTGTCCGACTTGGTCCAAAAACTTGGTCGTCGACCCCAGGTTTTGCCTGCTGGGTACCTCAAATTTGTCAAGAAGCGTACGGCGCGTCTCTTCCCTAAGGGATGGGATTCGTCGTACGAGAGGTTTTGTTTGACGACCAGCCCGCCGCTCTCATCCGTTGTCGGTTGTGGGCGGCGTGATGGGGGCTGTCTCGGCGCGATAGGTTGCGGACAAGACGAGTTCCTCGAGCGTGTTCTCCACGGTCGTGGTCCTCGCCTTGTCCCGTCCTTTCGCGGGCAGCTACTTGTCGTCCAGTCTGCGGGTAAGCCGCGACCACTTTCGAAATTTCCCCCGGAGGCGCTGTACTTGCGTCCTCTCCATAAGACAATTTATGGGGCTCTTTCGCGTCAGAAGTGGCTCCTTAGGGGGCCACCGACGGCGGTCGCTCTTGACCGAGCTGGTTTTAGGGAAGGTTCGGGCGTCTTGGTGTCGGGTGACTACCAGTCCGCTACCGACAACCTGCCGATAGAGGTGATGGAGGCGGCTCTTGAGGTCATGCTCGCTAATTGCGCGTTCGTTCCTGCGAACGTGCGCGAGCTTGGTCTCAGAGCCGCTCGTCCCGTCCTCTTTTCGGAGGAGGAGTCTCTGGAGGTTCGGGTGGGTCAGATGATGGGTTCTTATCTATCGTTTCCCTTCCTGTGTCTCCAGAACTACCTTGCTTTTGAGTGGGCACGTGAGTGCTCCGGGCAGGCGAAGGTTCCCGTTCTTATCAACGGGGATGACATCCTCTTTCAGGCCCCCGCTACGTTCGCGCAGCGGTGGTTCGCGGTTGTTGGTTCGGTGGGACTCCAGGTAGAGCGTACTAAGACGTCCGTCGAGGAGTCGTGGGGTTCGCTGAACTCTACTCTACTTAGGTGGAGTGGAGGGAAGCTTGCCCCTGTCTGGTCGCCGCGTTTTGGGATGTTAAGGTCTTCGGAGTATCCGAGTTCTCTCGGATCCTCCTACCTTTCTTTCCTTAGTGGCTGCCCGGCCGAGCTTCGATTTCGCGCTGGCTTTGAGTGGTTTCGTTGGCACGCTGGGGAACTACGTTCCTGCGGCGTCGCGTTACCTTCTCTCGGCTTTCGCGGTCTCTTGGCTCGACGACTGTCGGCCCTTTTCGGGTTTCTCGACTTCCCCGAGCGCGAGCTGCCTCGTCCTCCACTGTCACATGGCGTCGTTTTCCGTCCAGACTTTGTCTTGGAGGTCCCGACGTCGGCAGTTGATGAGGAGTTGGCGCTCGCCAGTTCGGTCGAAGTTTGTGCGGGTAAGTGGTCTTGCGGTTGGGAGCCGGGTGATCGTGTCCGCGAGGCGTTGCGTTACTGCCTCGCGAGGTCGGCGCCTCGTGCGTTCGACTATCCGCTTGTTCACGCCGAGGAGGTCTTAGGTCCTCCTCGTCGTGAATGGTCGGGTTCCCGGCTTTCTCCTGTCCGTCCTTCCCGGAGGGTTCTCGTGAAGCCCTGGCTGCGTCCTTTTGAGGTTCGCGACCAGGTTTTACTCGCGGCTTCTGTCGTGAATCTCATGGTCTTTGACTTTGGGAGGGGAGCCCTGCCGCCTTACGAGTGTGCGGACTCGGTGCCTGTGGTGGAGGTT